ACAAAGCATCTGCAGTTCACAACGCACAGATTACCCACACCTCATATCGTGGTGTTGAGTATTCTACTCGTTGTGTAGAAAGCAAAGAGTCTCACGGGACTTTCTGCTATCGTGGACGCACTTACACTAAGTGATTGTCAAACCGATTAAATAGTGTTATGATGGGAGGGAAACCTCCCATTTTTTATGGAAAGAGATAAACTAAAACTGATAGTAAAGAATCTAAAACTACTGGTTGATGCTCTAGAGTCTGAGGTATACTCTGATGTGGATGTATACACGACCAAGCAAGAAAATTTTGATGATCCTGCTTCCAACTACATATTAGATTATGACGAAGTTTTTGAGGACGACGATGGATAAGATAGATACACAAGGGATGAGTTTCCCTAGTAATGGCAAATCAAAATCAAAGAAATCCTATCCACCACTGGTGATACCAAAAAGAAATGTCTTTACTGATTTAGAAAGACAAGAACTAAAAGACATTATTAACGAGACACTTGATGAACGAGAACAACGTAAAACTAATCAGCGCAACTCCTGATGCAGAGAAGCACATGGCATACTGTGCCCGTGTGTCGAACCCCAACAACCAGGAGAATGAAAAGTTCTCTGGACTCCTCAAGTATTGTGTGAAGCATCAACACTGGAGTATCTTTGAGCAAGCATATATGACTCTGGAGTTGAATACTACTAGAGGAATCGCAGCTCAAGTGTTGCGACACCGTTCATTTACATATCAAGAATTTTCACAACGCTATGCTGATAGTTCCTTACTCGCGGAGGAGATCCCTCTACCTGAACTACGCAGACAAGACACCAAGAATCGTCAGAATAGTATTGATGATATTGATGCGTTTACCCGCCAAGAGTTCCAGATCAAAATGCAACGACACTTTGAAGCAGGAATGAAACTTTACAAAGAGATGCTTGATGCATCGATTGCAAAGGAGTGTGCTCGTTTTGTACTCCCTTTGGCATGTCCCACCAAAATTTACATGACTGGATCTGTGAGGTCATGGATCCATTATATCGATTTGCGTTCTGCAAACGGTACACAGAAGGAGCATATGGATCTTGCGCTAGGTGCGAAAGAAATCTTCTGTCAACAATTCCCTGCCGTTGCTGAAGCAATGGAATGGGTTTCATAAATATTTACACCAACAATTGAGCTATGCCAACATACCCTGTTATTAATCTAGAAACAAAAGAGAAGAAGACACTCAGTATGACTATGAAAGCATATGATGTGTGGAGAAAAGAGAATCCAGGATGGGATAAAGACTGGTCAGAAGGATGTGCAGGACAGTCTACTGAGTTTAAGTGGACTGGAGAAGCCAAGTCTAGTGGATGGAATGAAGTTTTAGATCGTTCATCTAGGCAACCAGGTGCCACTGTCAGTAAAAACCGATACTACGGTTAATTCTTTTTAATCTTTTTATAGCGTATGACCTCAAAGAAAAAGTCTCAATCACCAGTTCCATTCGGAATGTCTAACAGACAGATGAAAAGAAAAAAACCAATCAATACGGATTTGATGAAACCCATCGAACCGTTAACAGAAAATCAGCAAGAACTATTTCGTTGCTATAAGAACGATCAAAACATCGTTGCTTATGGTGCAGCAGGCACAGGAAAAACGTTTATCACCCTCTACAATGCCCTAAGAGATGTTCTTGATACAAGGACTCCCTATGAGAAAATCTACATCGTCAGGTCTCTTGTAGCAACCAGAGAGATTGGTTTCTTACCTGGTGACCATGAAGATAAGTCATCTCTATATCAAATTCCATATAAGAATATGGTAAAGTATATGTTTGAGATGCCAAATGATAATGATTTTGAGATGTTGTATGGCAATCTTAAGAATCAAGGGACCATAAGTTTCTGGTCTACTTCATTCATTCGTGGCACAACTCTTGATAATGCAGTTATTATTGTTGATGAATTTCAGAACTTGAATTTCCACGAACTTGATAGTATAATTACAAGGATAGGAGAGAATAGTAAGATTATGTTCTGTGGAGACGCAACACAATCTGATCTTATTAAGACTGCAGAGAAGAATGGTATTGCCGACTTCATGCGAATCCTTAGAACAATGCCATCTATGGACATCATTGAATTTGGTGTTGATGATATTGTTAGGTCTGGTCTCTGTAAAGAATACTTAGTTGCAAAAATGGATTTGAATTTATGATTTTTGAGCATTGTAATTACCTTGGTGACCTTGAATTAAATAAGAAAGAAACTAAAGGCATCCGTCTCTATAACCTTCCAAATGGAGACTGGGTGCCTTCTATTACTTCTGTGACATCTTTCTACAATCGACAGATCTTTATCAACTGGCGAAAGAGAGTTGGTGTTGAAGAAGCAAACAAAATCACAAAGAAAGCAACTACCCGTGGTACTGATTTCCATGAAGCAGTTGAAGTATACATGCGGAACAATGAAATAAACTGGGATGACTTTCGCCCTCTTACTCAGTTTATGTTTCATCATGCTAAACCTTATCTAGATAAGATAAATAACGTACATGCTATCGAAAGAACTTTGTACTCAGAGTATCTTGGTTTAGCTGGTAGGGTTGACTGTATTGCAGAATACGAGGGAGAACTTGCAGTCATTGACTTTAAGACTTCTGAAAAAATTAAACCTGAGAAATGGTTGGAAAACTATTTCGTTCAAGAAACTTTTTATGCTGCTGCTTACTATGAACTGACTGGCATCCCCGTTAAAAAACTCATCACTATCATGGTTACACCTGGTGGAGAGGTTAAAGTATTTGACAAAAGAAACAAAGGGGATTATATTAAGTTATTAGTTAGATACATTAAAGAGTTTGTACATCACAATATTGGGTCAGAGGATGGATAAAGAACTAGAAAAGGCATTAGAAAACAAGTTCTTTTGCCCTACCCGCTTTACACAGGAAATTGAAACTCTTGTTTTAAAAAATAAGAGTATGACTTACATTGATGCTATCGTTCACTTCTGTGAACTGAATAGTATTGATGTAGAGTTTGTTCCTAAACTTATCACTAAACCTTTAAAAGATAAGGTTAAGTGTGAAGCTCAGGAACTAAATTTCTTGAAGAGAAGTTCCAGAGCAAAACTACCAATTTGATTTCATTTTTGTTCGAAAAAAATCCGACAAAAATTTGACCCTATTACTTTTTTCATGATGCCCTTTGATTTTTTTCTAAATAAATTAGATGCCTTTTGAAAATGTCTATCTGGGATGATTTAAAAAACTTTGAATTGCCGGAATATGACCCATACATTCCATATTCTACTGTGTCCGAACAGCAATCTGCTTGGTATCAGAAAAACAAAGAACGTCTTCAACAGAAGGCCCGTGACTATTTGAATGAGAACCGTGATGAAGTTAATCGCAAGCGCCGAGAAGCGAGATCTACTGAACCGTATCGGTCAGAGTATCTCGCGAAACAACGTGAGAGGAGACGTAATAAAAGTGGTTCCCTTTGATGCCTATAAGCAATACCTTTCGTTAAAGAATCACTTTACGAAAGATAAGTATGACTATCACAAGTATTGTGGAAAGAGTCGTGCAACTGTCCAGTCTTTTTACAAACGAAAAGATCGCTTCTGGTTTGAAAAACTTGCCAGAGGCAAGGACGATAAAGAAGTAATCGAATTCTTTATATCTAACTTTATAACTTGCACTGACCCAAGTAAACTCTGGATCGGAGAGATGATTCGAGAAGGAGAAGGTCGGTATACTGCATGGAAAAAAAGGAATCAATCATTATCATATATCTTTAAAGAAGAAATAGAATCTATTTTGATTGAGAATAAGATAGACTCTGCATTCTCAAGTCAAAAAGGTCACCCATTGATCTTAAAGGAATATCTAAGAGAGAATATATCAATTGAGACTATGGTTATCCTTGATAAGATACTTGGATTCAGAACTAAGTGGGATAAAGATTTAAAAGATCCTGTCTGGGAAACCGTAAGTCTTAGAATGAAAAAGTATTCTCCATTCCTAAATATTGATGTATTCCGTTACAAAAAAATTGTTAAGCAGGTTGTTTTAGGAAAATGAGTTTTTTTGAATCTGATGTTGTCCGTGCAGAAATGACGGAAATAAGTGAGTTGCAAGACGATGTATATCGCAATGTTTTCAATTTCCCTAAGATGAATCGTCAAGAGCAACTTTTTCATGTAGCACTTCTAGAAAGACTTATTGAAAAACAAAAAGTTCTTTATACTCGTTTGAGTTTATCTGACGATCCTGAGGCCAAAAAAATGAAACAAAATATTATTGACTCTGCCACCATGATGGGTCTCCCGTCTGGTGCTGATATGAACATGATCTTTAATAACATGAGCAGAATGCTTGATGTTATGAAGAAGCAGATTGACAAAGACGACTGACTCGTCTAGAATAACGAAGTACACAAAAGCCAAATCCAATTAATCTAAAGAATCCTATGTCTTTTGCAAATCTTAAAAAGCAATCCTCTCTTGGTTCCCTTACCTCTAAACTGGTAAAGGAAGTTGAGAAGATGAACAATACTTCTGGTGGTGCTGATGAGCGTCTCTGGAAACCAGAAATGGATAAGACCGGCAATGGTTATGCCGTGATCCGTTTCTTGCCCGCACCTAATGGTGAAGACCTTCCTTGGGCAAAGATGTACTCCCATGCCTTCCAAGGTCCTGGTGGATGGTACATTGAGAACTCTCTGACCACAAATGGTAGCAAAGACCCTGTGTCAGAGTACAACCGCGAACTATGGAACAGCGGTAACGAAGCAGATAAAGATACTGTTCGTAAGCAGAAACGTAAACTCTCTTACTATGCCAACATTTATGTTGTGCAGGATAAGGCTAACCCTCAGAATGAAGGTCGTGTCTTCCTGTATAAGTTTGGTAAGAAGATCTTTGATAAGGTCATGGAAGCAATGCAACCTGAGTTTGAGGATGAGACTCCAATCAATCCTTTTGACTTCTGGCAGGGTGCTAACTTCAAACTAAAACTGAAGAAAGTTGCAGGTTACTGGAACTATGACTCTTCTGAGTTTGATAAGATTTCACCACTTCTGGATGATGACGATGCACTAGAAGCATTGTGGCAGAAGCAATACTCTTTGTCAGCACTTGTTGCAACAGATCAATTCAAGTCCTATGAGGACCTAGATAAGCGTCTGAAGATGGTGTTGGGTCAGAAGTCTGCACCCCGTCGTTATGATGAGGAACTGGAAAGTGAGAGCGAAGGTCGTGGATCTTTCTCTCCTAACTTTGAATCAAGCAAGCCTCCTGCTGCTGACTTCAATGCACCAGACATCACTCCTACTAAGTCTGCGGACTCTGATGAGGATGATGCTCTGTCTTACTTCCAGAAACTTGCTGAAGAGTGATGAAATATAACCAGTTGTGTTTAACCCTTCTGGTTATAGCAGCATATATTAATTTACTGAAATAGTCTGATATTATCGGCAGTCTTTAAGGTTTCACTCTTGTATTGAGTGGAACCTTTTTTGTATTCCATCATTTCTTCTAAGTCATCTTTGACTATATTCAGAAATCTACTTTTTAAAACAAAAATATTTCGTCTATCGTTCTGAAGATTTTCTTCGTACTCATAATTTGTTACTGAAACTACAGGAAATACTGTTGTCATACCTTCTATTTGATCATCATAGAATGACACTGAGAAATCAGAATCAACTTTCAATCCAGCAGAAGTAATAATTGATCCTAAAGAATTTTTTACTTCAGTAGTTTCGTAATGATGAATCGCATTTATGTTATCGTAAGTTACATACTTTTCTAGTAGATAATTCTCCAAATCAAATTGAGTCATAGGCCATTCATCATATACATTAATAATATTATTGCATGTTAAAACTAACCAATCCAAATTAGCATCTCCATAGAGTTCATATGCAACATTATCCGGTCTATCATCACCTTTAATTTTATACTTGGTAAAGACAGAAGCATCTTGAAATATATCTTCTCTGAGTTTACCTCGCATAAAGATATTCTTTACCGGGATGTAATCAGATATCCTAGCATCAGGAAGTCTGCTAACATATTCGAAGTTTGGAATTTTACTAAAGTAGTTTGACATTTTAGAAACCGATGAATGAATCGTCTACTATATTGTAATCATCATTAAAGATAGGAGTGATTTCTGAGAATGACAATGTTAAATCATATGAAACCATAACGCCATCACTATAGGTTGCATAATTTCCTGTTGGAGTATAATTCACCCCAACTCCTTGTAATGCACAAGTTTTAAATGCATTTAATCCTCTATGAAGTTCACCTTGTTCGCCCATTCTTACATATTTTATTCTAAAAATGTGAGGAGATTTTAAGAATAGATTAGATTTTGATCTAATCGGCGCACTCCCTTGTTTAAAAAATCTCATAATTTTAATTACCATATCTGCCTCTTTAGAATCTCTAGGTGATAGTTGAAATTTAAAAGAGAATGGTCTCAATGATGGACCCTTAAATAAGAGTTCCATGTTAGGATTTAATACCTGACCAGTTGTTCTTGATAATAATGCTTGACCATCCACACCGGCAGCTGACGCAGCAAGAGAATTTCCAACAGCACTTACTGTTTCTCCACTATTTTGTTTTATTGTGTTTATATAATCTCCAACTGCTTTTGCACCATCAGATAAATTATTAAAAATTGCCCTTCTAGCAATCTCTGCCTTAGCAATATCTAAAGCAGTCATTGAGTTTGATCCCCAATCTGCTTTGTTTTGATCACTAATTCCACTAGGTATTGGAAGAACAACTGACCCAATTGATGGTCCTAAGTCTCCTCTTTCAAAACCAAATGTATTGACATTACCACCGATATCACTTTTACCAACTTTTGATGGTACATATTCATGCATATCAAATTTAATAATATCTTGTTTTGAGTCAGCAACGTTTATTGGATATCTTAAATTTGGAAAATTACGTTTTGTACCATCTGCATTTGTGCTTGCTTCTGCTGCTGCTGTTGGTGCTGCTGGTTTTGTATCAGATTCTGCTGCTGGTTTTGTATCAGATTCTGAGTTATCATTATCTGCATTATTTTTAGTTGAGTCTAATAATTTATTTTTTGTTGTTGGGGGAACACCTGCTTTATCTGCTGCTTGATTCACACCCGCATCTACATTTTTGTGTATTCCTCCTTGTGGATTCTTTAGTTCATTTTGAAACCCTGCACCTGCTACATCATCATCAAAGGTATACGTTTTTCCTCCATCAGTTGTGGTTGCTGCTTTTTGCCACTTATCATCTTTAATTATATAAACTTCAGTAGTTGAAGAACCGTCTGCGTTTAACTTGGTGGTACTTGCGTGATATATTCCAGTTCCGGGATCGTTATCTTTTTTACCCACAAACGTTCTCGCTTGATCGCTACAAATACTACCCTCTGGACACGGTGGATCACCTGCTCCAAATAAACCCATTATGGTACAACCTTTTTACTTATTTAGCACAACTTTCTTATAGTTTAGTGACATAAGGTCATCAAGTTCTTCTTGCTGAACAACATAGACTTGACTTCCTAGTTCTGCCCAAGTATATTGTCTATAATCTCTAAGATGAAAGTTAATTCCACGAAATCCCCATGGGAATACATCACTCACTGCAACTAATGGGTGTTGATCATACCGAATATTTAGTGTTTTGGCATAATACTTGAAGGTGCATATATTTCCTGCTTCAGGTATTGGTGTCACAGTATCATTCAATGCATATAGTATCAAATCCATCCTATCAATAAGATTTTTTTCAGATTTAAACTCTAGAATATTAGGTTCTATGCGGTTCATTTGATACCTAGTTCGTCTTCTGTGATTATTTTAAAATTTATTCTTCTGTCTTCACAAAATTCAGTTGCTGCTTTCCACTTTGCTTGATTGACAGCATAGGTTTTGCACTCATAAATGTATGATTTAGTTACTCTCGATTTTTTCTTTGGGGGTTGAGTCTGTCTTTTAGGTTTCACCTCAATCACATAAGTTTTTATTTGCCCCGTACTTTCTTTTACTTTGATAATAAAGTCTGGGTAATACTTATGAATTCTTCTATCAACTGGTGAGATATATGGGATATGAAATTCTTCACTGCCCCACTGGAGGATATTTTCATTTAAGTCACAGTATCTACAGAACTTACGTTCCCAACTACTTCTACATATAATATTTGATGAATCACCTTGATATTTGTTTGGATGTGATGGTTTGTATTTACTCTTAATACTTTCTGCCATACATAATATACAAGGTAAATACTATTTATAAATGCCATCCGCAAAGACGATAGCTGATTTAAAAACTAGATTTCTTAAACCAGCATTAACTTCTCATTATGAAGTTAATATTCCTTTAGGTTCTTTACCGGAGGGTATAAAAAGTATTGGAAAAGGATTAAGTAGTTTAGATCAAGATAATCTAAATTTAAGTTGTATGGAGACATCATTACCTGGTTCTTCATTAGCAACCTTTGAAGTAAAAAATGATTATACTGGTGTAACTGAAAGACTTGCTCATAGGAGAATGTATGATGATAGAATTGATTTTACATTCTTAGTTGATGCAGAAAAATATTTTGCAATAAGAATTTTTGAAAAATGGATGAGATATATTGCCGGAGAAGATGCTGATCGTGAGGATGGAGAAACACTAACAACAAAAGGTGTAAATTATCATTACAGAGTTAGATATCCAGGAACTGGAGCTGATACCACTGGATATAGATGTATAGATGGTTTAACGATAACAAAATTTGAAAAAGATATGAGAAATAGTTTAACTTATGAGTTTATTGGAGCATATCCAATATCAATTTCTTCGATGCCAGTGTCTTATGAATCATCAAGTCTTTTAAAATGTACAGTTTCTATGTCATATCTAAGATATGTCATGACTGAATTGATAAACCCAGAGACTACTCCTGCTATTAAACCACAAGCAACTGAAGCAGATAAAGAAAATACTCAAGAACTACCAGTTGCTCAAGCAAATGAATCTAAAGTTCAGGATAATCCAGGCAACACTGCTGGAGCAGGCACTAAATTTGTCCCAACCGATAGTGCTACTGGAGATAGACCAGGCGCAAATGATGGACCATTATTAAAAGCTGATGGAACACTTGCGTATGATTCATCAGGTAACGTACAATAGTTCTTAAAACCTCAATAAATAATCACACTGAAACATATCTATAGGTTATTATGCCATTACCAAAGATTGCTACACCCAAGTATGATCTTGAGTTGCCATCAACAGGACAAACAATTCAGTATAGACCTTTTCTAGTCAAGGAAGAAAAACTTCTTGTCCTTGCAATGGAGAGTGAAGATACAAAACAGATTACGACTGCAATCAAATCTGTTCTTAAGAATTGTATTCAGACAAGAGGAGTTAAAGTAGAGAACTTACCTACATTTGATATTGAGTATCTCTTCCTTAATATTCGTGGCAAATCTGTTGGTGAAGAGGTTGAAGTTAATTTAATCTCACCTGATGATGGGGAGACTGAAGTAAAAGTTATTATTGGGTTAGATGAAATCCAAGTGAAGAAGGATGATAGGCATACAAAACAAATTAAGATTGATGATAGTTTGATGATGGAGATGAAGTATCCATCTCTTGAGCAGTTTATTTCCAACAACTTTGAGTTTAATGAAAAGAATCAAATGGAACAATCCTTTGATTTGATTGCTTCCTGTGTTGATAAAATTTATAGTGAGGAAGAAGTCTGGGCTGCAGATGACTGTACTAAGAAAGAAATCAAAGATTTTCTTGAGCAAATGAACTCTGGTCAATTTAAACAGATTGAAACTTTCTTTGAGACGATGCCAAAACTTTCACATACAGTGAAGTTTGAAAACCCAAATACCAAGAAAGAAAATGAAGTTCTCCTGGAGGGGTTAGCAAGTTTTTTCGCCTAGGCATGATCCATATGGATCTTGAGGCTTACTTTAGACTCAATTTTGCCTTGATACAGTATCATAAATACTCATTAACTGAGATTGAAAACATGATGCCTTGGGAACGAGACATTTATGTTGAACTTCTAAAGCAACATCTTAAGGAAGAAAAAGAAAAGCAAGAGCAGCAGCAGAGAAAGCATGGCGGTTGAAACCCAAACCCAAGAGTCTGGTATTGATCCAAAGATAGCAAAATTGCTTGGATTAGATTTTACTGCCGATTTAGATCGTGAAGATTATATTTCTCTTCTTAAAGAGAAAATGATGGCGGGTAGAATGTCTGGGACTGAAATGTCATCAGAAGATACTGAGGCAATTACTGATGAATTTAAGAAAGTAAAAAAAGATAAGCAAACTAAATTTAATGTAAAGAAGACAACAATAAAACCAGATGCTTTCTTTGATAAAAAGAAACCAGAAGATCAAGCACAACCAGTTCCAGGACAGAAAGCA